TGGATTCGGTTGAAAAGTATCGTCACCTTCATTTTGTCCTGCGGCAGCTACTTGTTCATCTTGTATCATATAAATTTTAGCTATATTACCATATTTAGCTGGTAATGAATATACACGTGTTATATAATCATCTTTAGTAACTGCCCTATTCTGTGCCTGAAAATAAGCAAGTGCATTCCCTCTAACATCTTCAAGTGTTTCTGCTCCACTACCTCCAGTTGCTGGGTTTGGATTTGTTGTTGCGGTAGAATTCAAAGTACTTGTTGATATACCCGTATCTAAACTTAAAGAATTATCAAATACGGGTGCATGTGAAGTAATATTATTAATAGTACCAGATGATACATTGTCATCAATTCCACCACCATACGAATATCTAATTGTTAATGTTGTATTAGTTGGACATTGACCATAAGTGTCCGTATTAAGAAAATTTGCTGGGTCAAATGCTGTATCAAGAAAACTTGGTGTTCCTGGTAAATTAGATCCTACATTACTTGGATTTGGAATAATTTCTTCATCTGATCCTGCTGCTACTCCAGAACCAAATCTCATTTCAGTTTTACCATCAGGTCTAATATAAGTTTTAAACCTTTTGGATGTCTTTACAAGTTTTAACAAAAATGGTGCAAAGTTTCTACCTTCTACTAAATCAGGAGAATTTAAAGATGTGTTTTCAAAATCTGCATATACTGTATCTTGTGCTAAAAATGGAACTTCATACCAACTATTTCCATCACTATCTAATACTGAAATTATTTCTAATACTGGACTATTTGCAAGAACAACTCTTTTATACTTTTCTGCTGCCCCAAATGTTATATAATCTGTACCAACTGTCCCACTAACTGCCTTTACTTGTTTTTTCAATAACCACTTAGTAATATTACTTTCATCATCCACTTCAAATATATCTTCTTGACGAGGACTTAATGAACTTGAATCTCTAAATATTACATCACCTGTTGTTCGAAAAATTGTTCCATTCGTAGATGTTGCTTGCATTCCACCTGGAATTGTAAGACAATAATCTTCATTAGGTTGTCTTTTACCTTCTACTTCATTATTAGGATCTGATGGTACAGTTTGGAACACATCAAGAGTTACAGATGCCGGTGAAGCCTGTCTTGGTTTATATCCGTATCCTTGTGCTATTTCATAAATAGTTTTCTTTTCTTCTGCAAAAGCTAACATACCTTCTTTAAATTGTTCATCTATATAATATGATAATGTATCACCAACATATGATGCCATTTCAATAAACATCATACCTGGATCTGATTCATTAAAATCATTATATGTATTTGGAAAGTATGTTTTTGCAAATTCTATTAGACCATCTCTAAATGATGAAAAGTCTTTATTTAAATATTTTACGTCTTTATGACCAGGTACATGAGGCATTTAATTTCTCCCTTATTCTCTAATGGCCGATTCAAATTGATCAAAACTTATCGAAACTGTTTCAAATCTATCGGGCTCAAATGATAATCCAAAATCTATTGCTATATTTACTCGATTAATATTATAATCTGGCATTGTAATTTCTATATTTTTAATGTTTATATATGGCAACCAAGTTTCAAGTGAATTTCTAATCGAATCTTCTAATATATCACCAAAATCTTCATTCATTGGTTCAAACAATATTGTATGTAAATTTGATCCAAATGTTGGTTGTCCCAACCTTTCACCAGGAATCGTTTTTAACAAATTTATAATGTTATATTTTGCCTGTTGAAGTGTGGTTTTTGTTTGTTTAAAAAATCCCGTATCTGAATATCCCATGGGAAGTTTTAATCCAATGAAAACATCTGGATTTAAATCTTTTTCTCTTGCTCCCATTTATATTCTCCTATTATGATATGATTTGTTGATTAACAATTAAACCATCTTTTACTATAATTCTTTTTCTAACATATCTTAAAGTTCCATCTGTATTTTCAATAGTATCAGTTACTAAAAAATCTTCTGTAATTCCTTCTTGACCATCTGACGATTGGTATCCACCTGCCTGTATCTTTCCATCAAGTTTAATTTCATTACGATTAAAGGTAATATTTAAACTATCAAAAATTCTTCTAAATATTTTTAATTGTTTACTAAAATCTAAATTGGCCTTATGTATACTTCTAAACTTTCTCATTATACGCTGTAACTTAGATTTTTTAGTTTTAGGATCGTCTTGAGACTGTATTATATTTAATTGACCTTTATCTGTTAGATACAAACCTCCAGGTAATCTATTTTCTAAATAAGACTTATTATCAAATATATCTATATTATCTTCGCCCGTCAAATAAGAATGTATGGCATCCGCTTCCTCTTGTGCCAATTTGGAATTTTCTTTTCGGATTCTTTTTTTAGTTTCCGAATCCTGATCTTTAAAAATTCTATCATTCTTAATTTTTTCAAGTTTATATTTTAAAAATTGTTTATCTAATGCCATGACTCACCTCATTATGGACGAAAATTCGCCCCACCTTTTTTTTGGTCAATTGCTTTCATAACATCTGAATAATCTCTTGTTAATGCATTTTGTACATGGTCAGGAACTTGATCAACATTTACTCTTGCATTCTTAATAGTTTGAACTGCTCCTATATCTCGTTTTCGTTGTTTTACAGTTTCAGTAGTTGCTACTCCTGGTGGTGAACCTACCAAAACATCATTTATTTTACTCGAATCAAATACCTCACCACTCAGAGTAGGATAATTTTCGTATCCTCCAACTTGTGGGCCTCCACCTTCACCTTGTGGAACTCCACCGGCGGTTTCATTTAATATTTTGTTAAGAGTCTCATTTGATGTATAGTGAACCTCTTTTTTAGGTTTAACTTGTTTCTTCCTAATAGGTTCTTTGAACTCTTTTTTAGTTAATGGTTTTGAAACTAATTCGGAAAGTAAAGATGAGTTTTCTTCTTTAATAAATATCTCATTCATTTGTTTTTTGACTTCCTTACGAACTACTGTTTCAATTATTTTTATTAACTCTTGTTTCTTCATTTTATAGTCTCCTTTATAACTCTCTTAAATAATCTTGTAATATTGGACTTGCAAAACATCTATTTAATTCTTCCATCTGATTAACAAGTTCATTTGTAAGTGCTGTAGTATCTACTTCATCAAAATCTGTATCAATATCTAAATCTGCCCAATTTCCACCTGCAGATTCACAAGACTTCTTATCTAAATGTTCTGTTATAGAACAAAATCCAATGGGTTCATCTTCATCAATACCTAAATCAACTGACGATATCGTATCATACATATCTTGTAAATCTTTTAAATCTTGTGGGTCTATCCAAACTCCACCTGCTGCTTCACATGCCTCTTTATTATCTGGAGGTGGATCTCCGGCTTGTGCTGCACACATTGCTAAAATACTCATTAATTGTGCCTGTAATACAGGAATAATTGTTGTAAATCTACCGACTGTTTTTATTAATAAACTAACACACATATCAACTAATCCCATAATGTTTAATACGTTCATTAATGCTTCAATTATAGGAACTACAAATGGTGGTGTCCATTTTAAAATCTTTCTAACTAACTTTATGACCTTTCTAATAATCTTTATAACTTTAATTATCTCTTTTATTATTACCATCATTTCCATAATCCATTTCATCACAGCCAACATATTTTTAATGGCCTGCTTTACTGGAGGAGTACAAACATCTTCTGGATTAATTACTGCTTTAGACATTATTTTATCAACCTCGGCTGATAACTTACCTAATACCTCGTTGAGTTTCCCCATCACCTCTTGTATTTTTGCAGTGAATCCAGATAACATCCATGCTTTTAAATCAGGAATTTCTAAATTTGCTAATTTTGCAAGCCAATCTTCTTCTTCCTCTGTAGGTAAATTAACAGTTCCAGCTCCCACACAAAAACCTTTATCTTCATCTTCTTCTGTATCACTGACTGTAATAGGATTGGGACCTGCTATAGCTCCTTCATTTTCTACGATATGTGGGGGACCAAACCATTGTCCTCCATCATTAACTTGTCCCGCGTGAATTTGTATTCCTACTGGAACAGTTTCTCCTGTATCAAACTGGAATAAATCATTACCAACATCTGGCCAAATTACAGTTGCACCATTTGCTCCTGCATATGCACACATATCATCTTCACCAATAATAATGGGAGCGAATACTTCAATTCCACCTTCACAAATTACAGTCCAAGTTCCATCTGCAGATTCACATTCCTCTTTTGTATCCTTACCATCAATTGAGCATGAACCAATCTCATCACCGTTTATAAAGGCAGAACCATCTATTAATTCACATCCTGGTATTAGTTTATCACCTGCTCCTAATGTTACTTTTTGTCCTGCTATTGATTTACATCTAGTTGGCATTATTCCTATCCTCTTATATGTCCAACAAATACAGTTTTACTTTTTGGTTCATCCATTCGTGTTTTTAATTCTTTAAGTGATGCTACTAAACCTTTAGATCCCGGATAAATATCTGATATAGGGATTGTAAAATCTACACAAGTACCTTTTGCCGAAGAGATGTCATTGGCGAAAGTAATTAAATAATCAAGTAATTTATCAATAAGTTCCATAGTTAATTTTCCACCAAGTGCTGGTTGAGTTTGATCCATGGCATCCCCTAACATAACTTTCCCAGTGTCATTAGGGACTTCAAGACCTATCTCAGAATTTGCTGAGAGTCCAATAACGGTAGGTGAAGTCATAATAATAGCATTTTTCTTTGTATTAAAAATAAGTCTATCTGAATTAATAATAATCTGATTTCCACCAAGTCCATCTGGACCCTTCTCTGTAAGAGTATAAAGCCCTGGTGTTAATTTATTAGAAAAATCTATATCAACTTTTTGATCCGTAGTCATCCAAATAGAAGAACCATCTAAATTTATATCTTCTTTTACTGGTTTAAACGGTATTAGTTCGGCTATTCCTTGTCCTGCTCTTATAATAAGATTTGGTGATTGTGGTTTTCCACTATCAGGTATTAAATCTTCGTTTTTATCATATAACTCTGTTATATTACTACCAAATCTTATTGATTGACCAAATCTACCATTGAATGTAATATCACCCTCATATGCCTGAAGTTGTCTTATACCAAAATTTCCTTTAAATTCTTTAACATTATAATCCTCACCTCCCCACGGATCCCACGGTCTACTCAACCCTTTAAAAAAATTTAAATTAACAGAGTTTGCTGTATTCAATTTTTGAGTATAATACTTTTTTCCATAATAGCTAGCCACGATGACATGCTCACCAGGATAAGGATATTCTTTTATATTTGAATCCAATGGTGCAACTAAAATTGTATTATTTTCTCCCTTATTACTAATAGCCATACGGGCCCTTATCCATCCATAATATTTCCAAATTACCTTATCATCATCTGTTACAAGAGGTTTAGTATTATGAAGTTTGTGATCATGATATCTAAAATCATTTTCATCTAAAAAAACATCAATAACTTCCGCTGGTTCTAATTCATAAAATTCAGGTGTATTTTTTTGTATTTCACTCCGTAGTTTATGAACATCAGCCGTTGATGCTAATCCTTGCGGCAAAACTACATGCTCACCACCCCGATTAATTTTATAGGCCATTAATTTTCCTTAACTGTTTGTATATCTTCTGATATTTTATCTGATTTTTTTTGAATGTCTACAACTACATCATCTATACTTTTAAGTAATTGTTCTTTCTCTTTGTCTGATAAACCAAATTCTGATTCACTACCGCTCTTAGCTTCAGCGGCAATTAATCGTTGAACAACAGTTGCCAATTTAACAAGTTGTTCATCATTCTTCACATTTATTTCCAAGTATTCTTTTATCATAGGAATTAACTGTATAGCCATATCCCCATCTTTAATAAATCCAGCAACTTCACTAACTAATACTTCAAGTTGTTTTTTGTTGTGGACAGAATTATCGTAAATGTCTTTGAATAATGATGATAGTGATTTACCTTCAAATAATTCATAATCCTGGCTCATTTTGGTTTCCTCGTATTGTATTAAAAATAGATATTATAACTCATATATAAATATGAAATAACCTAAAAATAGACTTTTGTTTGATCTATATATATCAAAATAAGAAATATCGTATATATTATATTTATTTATGTTGGAAAGTATTCCAACAACAGAAAACGGAAGTTAAAAATCCCTTTTTTGTTAAATGATAAGAATAACAAACGGGAGAAAACAATGAAGGAAATCATCACATTAGTCAAAGGATGGGTGGACGATATAGCTCACCTGTTATTGTCCTTTGTAGCCATAGGAGCTGTTTCTGAAGTAATTTTTGGAACTGGTATCTTTGGTGTAAATGTAATAGGTAACCT